TAAAAGCACCTGGTTGGTTACAAGCAATATCTACTGTTGTAACCTCCCTAACTGCAATAACAATGTTGACACCTACGAAGTTGGATGATAATGCTTTAGGGTTTGCTACTAAAGGAATCAACATGTTGTTGAAGATTTGTAATGTTGGTGCTGGGAATGTATTGGCTAATAAGAATAAAGATGAAGCTTGATGAATTGATCTTGCGTGAACCCGCCAAGATAGATTGGAATAGGGTGTATACGGAATCTCCAGGTCTTTTTGCACTGGCAATGGACATAAAGAACAATGGCGTACAGCAACCGATTATATTAGATGAAGAGGGAAAAATAGAAGATGGAATCCACCGTATATTCGCATGTTGGTTGCTCTCATGGAAGGGCGATATTCCTACTGAGGAGAAGGATTAATAATGCCAGACCCATTTACTGGAAGAACTGAAGAGAGCTTACCAAAGTTCCCATCTGATCCTCATGAAAGATTAAGGTATTGGTTTAAGACTTTTAAAAAAGGAGAACCATTTCCTGTAACTAAGGAGAGGATAGATAGAGTAAAAGGTTTCGTTGATACATTATCTCATGTTAATGATCCTATTGGTTATATAGAACAATTTCATGAAGCAAAGGATCCTAAGAAATTATTTAAACTATACCCTGATGGCTTTCACACTCCTGCATCAAAAGTGCCTAGCCATCCAACATTTAGAAAGAACTCTTGGATGCAACAGCTAATGAGTAAAATTGTAGAGGATAGATTTAAAAGATGATAGAAGCTCCTATAAAAACATCCTCTGGTGGAACTGATGTCTTCTATGGAAAAGAAGGTCCTACAGAGAAACAGACTATATTTAGAGATGCTCATCATAAATATAAGCTATTTGGGGGTGGAGTAGGTGGGGGTAAAACATACGCCCTTTGTGCTGAGGGGTTGCGTCTCTCCATGATGTTCCCTGGAAACAGGGGCTTCTTGGGGAGACATGAAGCTGAGGCATTCAGGAAGACGACCCTAGTTACTCTCCTCAACTTAATAGCAGATATGGAGTTGGAGACAGGTCAGAAGATTATTGCTTCTAATGGACACAATCAGACTAAGAAGGAAATACTTTTAGTAAATGGTTCCGCACTTATATATGGCGGACTAGGTGGTAGGGAAGATATGGATAGGATCAAGTCATTGGAAATAGGTTTCTTCTGTGTTGATGAAGCTTCTGAAACTGTGCATGAGGTTGTTAATATGCTCAAGGCACGTTTGAGGTGGAAACTTCCAGGAGGTCAATACCCTAGGTTCTTTGGGTTATTCGCTTCTAATCCAGAACCAGGATGGTTAAAGAATACTTTTGTTGTACCACAGCAACAAGGTGTTCCACTTGATGACCATCTATTCGTTCAATCTCTCCTTAAGGATAACCCCTGGCTACCTCCCGAATACTTAGCCAATCTACGAAGGGATAATCCAGAGAACTGGGTACGACGTTATGTAGATGGATCATGGGATGCTGTGGAAGGGCAAGTCTGGCCTGACTTTGACTTTCAAACGCATGTCCTTCCGAACGATGAGTGTCCTATGGACATACCTTACCCCGTTAAAGGGACTCACACGATTTTGGGATCACTAGATCATGGTCAGACGAACCCTACCTGCTTCTTGGGTATGTATGTAGATCAAGATGGGAATATCCTAGTTTTTGATGAATACTACCGAAAGGGCTTAGTTAGTGATCACACTAGAAGTATAGACGAACAATTCGAATTGGGTGCTATGGATGAATTAGTAGCTGATCCCTCAATATGGGATAAGAATAGAGAGAAAGATGGGATGGAGTGGTCAGTTGCGGATGAATATGATGAAAGAGGTATTTACTTGACAAGGGCTAATAATAGTAGGGAAGCTGGATGGAATAGAGTCGGGGAGTTCTTTCGATCAGATAAAGAGCACTTCCACCCTTTCATGGAGAAAAAAGGAGCTCCTCGACTTTATATTTCAAAGCGATGTCGAAACCTCCTGACGGAGCTTCCAGAGTATATTTGGAAAAAGACAAGCGATGATTCATCTAACCCTAAAGAGGAAGCTAGGAAGTTAAACGATCATGCGTGTGATGCTTTGAGATATGGAGTTATGACCCGCCCGTCTCCATATGAGCATAAGAGAACAGATAATGCCCCAGTCGGTTCTTTTAACTGGATTCTTAAGCAGCGAGAAGGCGGGGCTAAAAAAGGGAGGATGGTTAATAGATGAGCGAACCAACTAAGAAATATAAACTCTGGATGGATCGAGTTAAGTTTGCCAGAGACACACAAGAGAATAAGATAAACGACAACATCGATCTATCTTATAAATACTACCAAGGAAAGCACTGGGGTCATAATGTAGAGGATGATCTTCTATATAATGATGAGATAGTGGATAATATGGTCTACACAGCTGTGGCTACCATAAAACCATCCATTATCTTAAACAAGCCAAAGATTTTCGTGAAGCCCAAGAGACGTCAGATGGCAACCAGAGAAGGACCAATAGATGCAACAAGTGCAGCTCTTAGGATGGAGGGGTTAGCTAATTTCTTGTTGGATGAATTAGAGGTTCAAGATGAATTAGAGAAGTGCGTAGTTGATGCACTTCTAGCCCCTCAGGGTTATGTTATGGTAGGTTTCGATGGCAAAGCTATTGAAAGTGATCTTATTTCAATGATAAAGAATGAGGAGATATTTGTTAGACGTATTTCACCTAAGGATGTTATAAGGGATCCAGAGGCAACAGACCATGATCTAAAGGATGACAAGTTCATATGTATAAAATGGCTTAAAACTTTAAAGGAGTTAAAAGATGATCCGAATTTGAAGAACACCTCTGAGTTAAAACCAAACTCGTTGGTAGAACCGAATAAGAAGGATATGCTTGGATCTTTCACTATAAAGAGGTTTGAAGATGATGCTGACTCTGCTTTTACTTCTGAAGAAAATGATTTGGCACGTGTAGAAGGTTACGATGTATGGGATCGAGAGAATCAAACATTCAAAGTAGTCGTACTAACTCACGACAAATTTCTGAGGGATGACAATGAGTGGCCTACTAAGTTCGATAGATTCCCAGTGGAACCGATCTGGTTTAATTTTAACCCTGATGAAACCCATGCTCTTGCGGATACGGATGTTTATCTTAGCAAGCAGAATTTGCTTAATCGGATTATGTCTAAGGTTCTGGATCACGTTAAGAGGGCGGCGGATCAAAAGTACGCTTACAACAAGAGAACGGTGGATCGCAAAGCGGCTGAAGATTTTGCTAAGGGTCCTAGTGCATCAATAATTGGAGTTAAGGGAGATCCTAATGGTGGAATAGCTATTATTAAAGATGCAGCTGTCTCTGGTGACCTTTATCAAACAGCTTCTACTCTAAAGGCAGATATTTTTAGGGAGTTAGGGATAGGACAGTTCGAGGCAGGCGGAGCTGAGAATATGCCTACAGCTAAAGAAGCTGCTATGGTTCAGCAGGGTATATCATCTAGGAGAGCAGATAGATCGAAGATGGTTGAGAAATTTTATTCTAGAGTTGTTAGGAAAGTTATGCACGTTATACAACAGCATGTTCAAGAGGATAGTGAAATCCCACTTGATGATAATACTTTTGAATCCCTTCAGAGAGCTAATCCAGAAGCTCTTGCAGGTGGAGATCCTTTTACCGCTCCTGGTGGGCAGGAAGTTGTAGAGAATTTCCCTTTCATGAAATTAGATAAGGATTTAATTAGAGGAGATTTTAACTTTAAAGTGGTAGCTGGTTCAACTGCCGCAGATAGTGAGACTGCTAGGATGCAGAAGGCTAAGATGCTATTTGATTTTGCTTTATCAAATCCATTGTTAGATAGGGTTGAGACAACTAAGACTATCTTGGAGCTTGGCGGACTTGAGGAGTATGTTGGTAGGTTGATGAGGAATCCTGCTGTGGTGCAACAAGAGCAACAGAAACGTCAAGCACAGCAACTCCAATCTCAAATTGCTGTTGATAAACCTAAGAGGGATACTGACCTTAAGAAAACTGTTATCAAGGCTGGTGTTGGCTTGAAACAAGAGCAAATGAGACAAGAAGGGGAGAGTCAGAGGAATACGGAATCTAACAAGGTAGATTTGATAGATCAATTACTAAATGCTGCACAGCAAAGGAGTAATAAAGATGCCAACTGATTATGATGTTGTAGGACCTAGTTTGGACCAGTTTGGTGGTAAGGGTATTGGTGGTACTTCTAGTCTTGATGGCTTAGATCCTACTATGCTTTCTGGAGCTGGGTTTATCCCAGGTCAGGAAGAAATTAGGAGAAGTAGGGAACAAGATGTAATGAGGGCTAGAGATCCTAGAATGGTTCA